CTGGCGTCAGTCTCCAGGGCGATTATGAGTACGACACCAATCGCATCATCACAAATCAGGTGCTGTTTGCGCTCACTACTGACGACGCGGAACGCGCGGCCGCTACCGGCACTGTTACCTACTCGGTTACGTGCACGTGGATTGTCCTGGCTGATTTGGAGGACTATCTCGGCTTCGTTTTCACCAATCCGAGCGCTGATTTAGATGTTGCCAACATGGCAATCTCGGCCGCCAACGCCTTTGCCTTCCGTCGACGTCAAGAAGCCGGATACTGGGATTCGCCTAGCACCGTGCCTGATGGTGCAGCCAAGCTCGGCACCGTGCAATACGCCGCCATTCTTTACCGTGAGCGCGGCAGCACCGAAGCGTTCGCCAGCTTCGATCCGTTGGCCACAGGTGGCCCGGTCACAGGCAATTACGGTCAGATACTTCGCTTGCTCGGAGTCGGTAAGCCGCAGGTGGCCTAATGCCTGACACGCTGTTCAAAGAGGGCTATGACCAGCTCGTAACGAAGCTCGGCACAATTACCGGGCTAAAAGTGTTCAATGATCCACGCAACATCAACGTGCCATGCGCAATCGTTGAGGCGCCAAGCATCCAGATGGCCAGCAACGTCGTCGCAGACATGGAATTCCGTGTCGTCATCGTCGGCATGGGCACTGGCGACAATCGCACACTTGACCAGCTGCTTGACCTGGCTGATTTAATTCGAGAAGCCCAAATTGGCCTGAACACGGCCCGACCCACGACCGTCAGTTATGGTGGCGCCGACTATCCGGCTTACGAGCTGGTAATCCGCACCAAAGTCGCACCGTAGACCTACTAGACTGCCCACAAGGCTTGCAGCGGCCGCCAACCACAGGAGAATCGCTACATGGCCGTTGCAACCACCTACCTCGCCTCACCGTCATTCCAGATTGGCCCCAACTTGGCTGGCGTCAAGACCTTGACCGACCAGTGCAAGAGCGTGGTCGTCACCAAGGCGCGCGAATCGCTTGACGCCTCCAGCTTTGGCTCATCGGCTCGCAACTACGTCGGCGGCCTCACCAACGTGACCGTCACCGCAACCTTGCTGATGGAATACAGCAGCACGCCCGGCACTTACGTTGACCTGACCAGCCTTGTCGGTACCAACGTCTACGTCGCCGTGAAAGCCGACTCGGCTGCCGCCATCTCAACGACCAACCCAGAATTCCAGATCACTGGTGGCTACCTCGAATCACTTGATGTTGTCAACGGCTCGGTCGGTGAATTGTCCGAAGTGGAAATCACCATCACTGGTGGCACGCTCGTCGAAGATACGACGCCATGAAATTAACTATCCAGGTGTCGTTTAAGACACCGGCAGGGCAATCGGTCAGCGAAACGGTCACAACGACCATCGCAACTGCCGCAGCGTGGGAACGTAAATTCAAGCGCCGCGCATCCGATCTCCAGGGCGGCATCGGTATTGATGACTTGATGTTTATGGCGTGGCACGTGCTCAACGCCCAAAAACGTGAAGGCCGTGACTATGACACGTGGCTTCAATCGGTTGAGGATTTCAGCGTCGTTGAGGTCGCTGGCGCAAACCCTACGGATCCGGCAGCATCAGACGCCAGTTAGCTGAGCTGCTGTTGGCTACCGGGTACTGGCCAGACGGCATCGAGTTTGATTTAGAGGATTTGGCGACGGTGTTGCTGCTTGCCAAGAAACAGCAGGAGAAACGCCGTGGCCGTTAATACCAGTGTTCAGGTGTACGGCATCAAAGAGGCCTTACGCGAATTAAACAAAATTGACAAAAGTTTGCGTCGTGAGATTACGCGCGATTACAAGGAAATTGTCAAGTCGGTTATTGATGACGCCAAGGCAGCCGTGCCGGCACCTGCACCGCTGTCTGGCATGAATCGCAAATGGAAAACCAAATCGGGTTTTGAGATTATTGGTGACGGTGGCTGGTCACAAGCCATCGCGCAGAAGTTTCTCGTCGCCAAAATCAGCACACGTCGCGTCAAAGAATACCAGGGCAACAAAGTCAATGTCGGCACGTTCAGGCTCGTATGGTCGGGCATCGCCAACCAAACCTTTGACATTGCCGGCCGCAAATCGAGCAACCCATTGGCTCGGGCATTGTCTCAGCGTTGGGGATCAGCGTCGCGCGTAATGTGGCCCTCATACGAGAAAAACAAATCGCAGGTCGATGAGGAGATGCTCCGCTTGTGTGAGCGCGTCATGGATGAAGTCAACCGCAACCTGGTGACCGCACCAGTCAGCCGTTCGTAGGATGTACCAATGGCCGTAAGTATTCCCATTGTCTCCGAGTTTGACTCGAAGGGCATCACAAAGGCCATCAACGAATTTAAGAGCCTTGAGGGCGCTGGCGCCAAAGCCCAATTCGCCCTAGGCAAAGCCGCGCTACCGGCCGCAGCTGCTATTGGCGGCTTAGCCGTAGTCATTGGCGATGCCACCAAAGCCGCGATTGAGGATGCCAAAGCCCAAGCCCTATTGGCCAACGCCATTGAAAAAAACACGCTGGCTGGTGAAGCCAACGTGCGAGCTGCGGAGGCCTACATAGAGGCCACCATGATGAGCGCGGCAGTCGCAGACGACGTGCTCAGGCCAGCACTGGCAACGTTGGTGCAAACCACAGGCGATTTGCAATACAGCCAAGAGCTGCTTAATGCCTCGCTTGACATCTCGGCTGCCACCGGCACCGATTTAAGTGCAGTCACCGACGCTGTCGCAAAGGCTTATGCAGGCAACACGAAAGCCTTAGGCAATCTTGTGCCTAGTGTGCGCGGCCTCATCAAAGAGGGAGCCTCGCTTGACGACATTATGCAGGCGCTTAACGCCACGGTCGGTGGCGCAGCCGTAGTCGCAGCCAACAGCGCCGAGGGTCGCATGAAACGCCTATCGCTCACTATTGGCGAAACCAAAGAATCAATCGGCGCAGCCTTTCTGCCCATCCTTGAACGATTGCTGCCCTATCTGCAACGCTTCGCTGAGTATGCCCAAAACAACAGCGACACCATCGTCAAAGTCATGCTCGCTGTCGGCGCCCTAGCATCAGCCATCTTGGTGCTCAACACGGCGGTCAAGGTCATTACAGCCAGCCAAATCGTGCTCAACGCAGTCATGGCTGCCAACCCAGTCGGCCTGGTCGTCGTCGCAGTCGCAGCTCTCGTGGCTGGCTTCATGGTGCTGGTTGAAAAGACCGGCAGCGTCAAAAACGCATTCATGACCATGGGCAATTTCATCATGGGAATCTTTGAGGCAATCGCCAACAATTTCGTAGGCATGATCAACGCCATCATCAAGGCAATTAACGTATTGCCCGGCGTCAACGTGCCAATCGTGCCACGTATTGATTTGCCCAGTTTTAACGTGCCAGGTGGCAGCGCCGCAGGTGGCGGCGGCGGCACGAGCGGCCCAGATTTTGTTGAGCGACGTTTTGCAGCTCCTGTAGTGCCTGTAATCCCAGCCCCAGCCGTAACGTTGCCATCGGCCGGTGGCGGTGGTGGTGGTGGTGGTGGCACGGTTGGTGGTGGTGGCGGCCTCGGTCAAGGCATGGTCGGCATCCTGCCAGTCGACGAAGGATTCTTTGGCGGCGGTGGTGGCGGCATCGGTGGCGGCATCGGCAACGAAATGACGCTTATGAGCGATACTGGCGGCATCAACATCACAATCAACACCGTCACGGCCCCATCTGATCTCGGTGACACCATCGTTAATGCTTTGCGTGATTACAACCGCCGCAGCGGCCCATTGCAGGTCGAGATTGCGTAATGGCTGCATCAGTCGTTCAATCAGGCACATACCTCCTGGAGCTCGATACCGGCTTTGATGTCAATTCGTTCAGGCTTGACGACGCGCTAAAAGGAGTGCTTGATAACACAACATACACACTCGGCCCACAAACGCAATACGCAGACATAACCGATTTTGTCACCGACATTCGTTACAGGCGTGGCCGCCGCAAAATAGACGATCAGTTTTCGGCTGGCGTCATGTCATTCACCATGAATGACCAAACCGGCATCCTCGGCCCTTACGACACGGCCAGCCCTTATTACGATCCAAACAATGACAAGCCAGGTTTGGCGCCTATGCGCCGCATCAGGCTGAGCCGTAATGGCGATTATTTGTTTGTCGGGTACGTCACGTCATACACCTACAACTTCGCCTTGGCTGGATTTAACACCGTTGATGTGACCTGCTCCGATGATTTCTATTTGCTGGCGCAAACGCAAATGGCGGCTTTCAACCCCAGCTCTGAATTAAGCGGTGCTCGCGTTAGCACCGTGCTTGCACTGCCCGAAGTCGACTACACCGGCACGACCAGCATTGCTACTGGCACCGTCAACATGGGCCACGACAGCAGCTACAACGTTTCGGCTGGCACCAACACGCTCAACTACTTGAATCAAATCAATGAGGCCGAGCAAGGCCGCTTGTTCATGTCGCGTGATGGCGAGCTGACGTTCCAGAACCGTATC